TTTCTGGTTGCCGGGGGACGGACTGGCGGACAAGGAAGAAAAGGACCGCGTGCCGTACCTCGCCTGGCGCAAGGCGGGCCACCTCGAGACGCACCCGGGGCGCGCGATCAACAAGCTCGCGGTGATCCGCCGCATGGTGGAGATCACCGCCCAGTTTGAAGTGGTCAGCATCGCGTACGACCGGTGGCGGATAGAGGACCTCAAGATGCTGATGGCGGAAGAGGGCATCGATCTGCCGCTGCTCCCCTTCGGCCAGGGCTTCAAGGACATGGGGCCGGCGTGGGATGAATTCGAGCGCCTGCTGCTCAACAACCGGCTCGTGCATCCCGGCAATCCGGTGCTCACCTGGAACGCTGCGAACGCCATCGTGGTGGAAGACCCGGCGGGCAACAAAAAGCCGGCAAAAGATCGCGTCACGGGCAGGATGGACGGTATCGTCGCCACGATCATGGCGATCGGGAAATCCAGCGTCGAGGAGCAAGGGCCCAGTGTCTACGAAGAGGTCGCGCGCCTAGAGGCGATTAAACGAGATCAACAAGCTGACCCGGGAATGCCAGTATGAATCTCTTGCAGCGGATCCTGAATCGCATCCTCTGGAAGCCCGAGAGCCGGATTTACATCGGCTCGCGGCAGGCCGGCGTAACGGTCAACGAGGATACCGCGCAGGCTTTCTCGGCGGTGAGCGCGTGCGTTCGGATAATCTCCGAAACGCTTGCCTCTCTGCCGTGGCCAACCTATCGGAAACTGGATTCCGGCCGCCAGGCGATGCCTGGACACGCGGTGAACTGGCTGCTGAACAACCAGCCGAACCCGGAACAATCGGCGATGGTGTGGAAACGTCAGTTGCTTGCGCACTTTCTGACGTGGGGGAACGGCTACTCGGAGATCGAGCGCGGTGCCGATGGACGGGCTGTCTGGCTGTGGCCGCTGCTGCCCGACAGGTCCGAGATCAGGCGGTCTGAAACCGGTGCGCTGGTGTGTCTGGTGCGCGGGGAGAAACAGACGTACATCCTTCCGCGCGAGAATGTTTTTCATCTTGCCGATGGCTCCTACGACGGAATCATGGGGCTTTCCAGAATACATCTCGCCCGCCGCGCGATCGGTACCGGGATTGCCCAGGACGCGTTCACGGCAAGCTACTACCAGAACGGGGCTTCCGTCGGTGGCGTCATCGAGCAGAAGCTCGGAAAGGTACTCAGCCCGGAAGCCAAGAAATCTCTGCTGAGCGAGTTCAACGAGAAATACGTCGGCCCGGATCGTGCGCGCAAAACACTCTATCTTGATTCGGGCATGGAATACAAGCCGCTCGACGTGCCGCTGGCCGATGCGCAATTCATCGAAAGCCGCCGCTTTCAGGTCGAGGAAATCTGCCGCTGGTATGGCGTGCCCCAGCACCTGGTGCAGGTGGTCACCGAGTCCAACTACGCCATCAGCTACACCGCCGACAAGAACTTTGTAGAGCACACGCTGCGCCCGATAGCGACGCTGATGGAGCAGGAAGCCAACATCAGGCTGTTCGGTGCGCGCGCAAGCGGCGCCGTATACAGCCGCATCAACCTCTCTGCTCTCATGCGTGGAGACCCCAAGGTCAGGGGGGAGTGGTACAAGGCGATGATCAATGCGGGCGTGATGTCGATCAACGAGGTCCGCGAGCTCGAGGAGTTGAACTCGATCGGCAAGGAGGGCGACGAACACTACCTCCAGACCAGCATGACGACCTTGGGCCGGATCGCCGAGGGGACGAACAGCGCGCAGCCGGCCGCGCCCAAAAAACCGGATGAGCCAGGCGCGCCAGAAGAAGAGCCGGAAGCCCCTGCACCACAGCAAAACGTCATCAGGCGAGATGCCCTCGCGTGGTGGAAAAATGGTGGAATGCAGATTGCGAATGAGTGACTCAGCATGAGCCTGCACTGTCGTCAGCCATTGTCTCGAAGCATCGAGATCGACGATGAGCGCGACATCGCTACGATTTACGGAACGAAGATCAGCGGTGAACTCTTGCGCACGCTCGGGGAGCCGACGCCGCCAGGTCGATGGTTTCGGGAATTATATACATGACTCCCATAGATGAATCAGTGAGTTATGAATGAGCGCGGCGAAAGCATAAGGGTAGTGCATCCACTATTCCCGGTGGAGGGAGGCGGTTCGATTCCGACCTCGCCGCTCCAATTGCATGTCGGAAAGATTACGCGTCAGCTATTCGCGCAGTTGAATGGGCACTGGCATAGCAGGCTTCCGAACGTTGGAAATTGTACTATAGGTATATGTTTTGGCGCTGAATTTTCCGGGGTGTGGTATGCGGTAGCGTGGTGGTCGCATCCTGTAAACGCGCAGCTTACCGATGGGAAAACATGGGAACTAAGGCGGATGGCCGTCGCGGATGACTCTCCTAAAAACACGCCAAGTCGGTTTTTGTCGGTGATGGTCAGAATGCTAAGGAAGGAACGCCCCGAGCTTGCCAAACTCATCAGTTACCAAGATACCCAAGTCCATACAGGAACGATCTACAAGGCGTCAGGATGGCACGCAGCAGCGTTATCGAAGGGTCATTCATGGACATGGGGCGACAAGGCCACAAACGGGCGCATACGCAATCCTGAGCAGTCCATAGCGGACAAGGTTCGATGGGAGCTTGCGCTATGACCTCGGGAGTTAAGTATATAAGTCCCATGGTTTCGCATTATCAAATGTGAAGATGGCGTTGCAACCATCGAGACCAAATTTGAACAGGGAAAGGAGCTATCCAATGGATAATGTCGTGAAAATTCAGCATCGAGGCAATGTCGGCGAACTGCCGATCGGCAGTTCCGTTGTCATTGAGTCCTGCGACGCCAACGAGCTGTGCTTGCGTATCCCGGGCCCGCCCGAGCCGGTAAAAGCGCGCGTCGCCACGAAAGGCCCGGCCAAGAAGAGGAAACCCGCAAGCCGGTCAGGGACTGGACGGAAATAACCCCAGGTCCCGACGAGTTAGCAAATAGCGCTATTTGCTAACACTGCCTTGACAGCCTATGCCATATTGGCATAGCATGGTTTTGTCCCGTGGCAATTGAGCCGTGGGCTAACAAGGAGGCCATATGGCTACCAAAGCGAAGATTAAGATTGAGATCACCCCGCCGAACTTCAAAGTCCTGCCAATCAGGATTGAGGGGACGGCTCCGCTGATGACGCACAAGTTCTCCGAGAAGATGCGAAAGCAGATCGAGGAGAAGCAAACCAGCAAGAACACCACTACCAAGAAACGTGAACCGAAGGATTACGCGGCCGAATTCAACGCGGCGCGCTACATCGCCAAAAAGAACGGGTCAGCGGGCGGATGGGACGGCCTGCCCGCCGGCGCGCTTCGATCGGCGATGATTGCTGCCTGCCGTACGGTGGACGGTTTGCCGATGACGCGGGCCAAGGGGGCATTCTTCATCCGCGCGCAGGGCCACGACATCACGGACAGCACGCCGCTGATTCGCATCGAAGGTAAGCCGGAGCACGATACACGCCCGGTGCGTTTGGAGTCCGGCGTGGCGGACATGAGGAACCGCCCGCGTTACGACGATTGGGCGTGCCAGATGGAAATCGAATACGACAGCGATCTGGTCAGCGAACATGACGTGGCAAACCTGCTGGCGCGCGCCGGGGCTCAGGTCGGACTGTGTGAAATGCGCCCGAGTGCACCTAACAGTTTCGGCGGCGACTTCGGGACGTTCCGCGTGGTGACGCCGAAGAAGAGCAAGGGGTAATCCATGAAGAACGTCAGCTATTCATGGAGCAAGGCATTCAACGTTCCGGCACAGGTCGTAGGGGAGTTCTTCTACGGCTTGCGCAAGCGCACGCCAGAAGAGCTTATAAAGGCGTCACGCAACCGGAGTGCTCCGACCCACTCGCTTTTCGAGTGGAACGACTCTGCGGCGGCGCGGGAATATCGGCTGGTGCAGGCTCGGGTGATCGTGTCGAGCTTGCAGGTCGAGATCACTACGCTGAAAGGCCGAAAGGAATCGGTACGTGCTTACATCGGTTCCTCGAAGCGTGGCAGTTATGTTGCCACGCTTGAGGCCGACAGCAATGACTTGCTCGAAGCCGAGCAGGAGTGCATTACGCACATGCGAGCGTTCAAGCAACGCTGGCGCGGGTTGCAGTTTGCGCGCGAAGTCATCGAAACGATGAACGCAGCGGAGCAGCGCGTCAGTCGGAAATTGAAAAAAGCGGCATAGGGCAGTCAAGGTATGGCCAGGTCTGGCGAGGCGAGGTGGGGCGTGATCGGGTAAGGCAGGTTAGGTAAGGCCGGGTAGGTTTGGGCTGGTTCTGGCGCGGTCAGGTCCGTCAGGGAGTGGCAGATGTGTTAAGGCACGACGGCGGGTTATGGTGCGGCATGGTCGGGTCGGGCAGTCGGGGTGAGGCATGGTTGGACTTGGCTAGGTGAGTTCTGGTGTGGCGGGATGAGGCAGTCGAGGCCGGGCTAGGTGCGGTGGGCTAAGTCTTGATTCTGTGGGTTTTGGTGGGGCAGTTATGGAAGGAGCCGAACTAAAAAAGCTTCGTAAGAAGCTCGGCCTGTCGCTCGCGCAAGCGTCGCGGCAGGTCGAGGTTTCCGCTCGCAGTTGGGCGCGGTGGGAGGCTGGTGATCAGCCGATTCCTGAAGGCGCAATGAAACTTTTCCGAATTGTGAACGGACTGGAAAAGATCAAGTAACGGAACGGCATAACATTTCAAAGCCACCCGACTCAGGGTGGCTTTTTCATTGGAGATCAGCCATGTCTAACATTCGCTTTGTTAACCGCGGCAATAGTCGCGGCGAAATTTGGCTGTATGACACGATCGGCCAAGGATTCTTCGGCGGAATGTCAGCAAAGGATTTCGTCAGCGAGCTGAACAAGCTCGGCAAGGTCGACGTGATCAACCTGCACATCAACTCCCCCGGCGGGGCGGTGTTCGATGGTGTGGCGATCTACAACAGTCTGAAGAGCCACCCCGCCCGCATCGAGGTGGACGTCGACAGCGTAGCGGCATCGATCGCGTCGCTGATTGCGATGTCCGGCGACGAGATCCGCATGGCCGCGAACGCCATGATGATGATCCATGACCCGATGGGATTTACCATGGGCTCCGCTGCTGACATGCGCAAGACCGCCGATCTGCTCGACCAGGTCAAGGGCGTGATCGCCTCGACCTACGCCAATCGCACCGGCAAGAAGGAAGCCGAGATCGCGGCGCTGATGAGCGAGGAAACCTGGATGACGGGCGACGAGGCGCAGAAGCAGGGGTTTGCCGATCTCGTCACCGAAGAGCAGCGCATCGCGGCCTGCACGGGTTTTGACTTTTCCAACTTCAGGCGCACGCCTTCCCAGCTCACCGGGAAAGCGCGCCCCGCAGGACATTCCATGTCGCAGGTAAAACTGGTCGCCATGGATACGAGATCGAGGGTAACCACTCGATAAGCCGGCGCCAAGACTCGCCGTTCAGGCCGCCTCCGGGCGGTTTTTTATTTTTAGGAGCATGAAAATGACGATCGAGCAGCTCAGGGCCCGGCTTATTGAACTCAATGAGACCGGCAAGGCAATCCAGGCGAAAGCCGACGCGGAAAAGCGCGACCTCACCGCGGACGAGCAAAAAGAGGTCGACGCGATCTTCGCGGAATTCGAGTCGGTCGAGGGCGACATCGTGCGCCGCGAGAAACTCGTGGCGCAAGACTCGCGCCTCGGTGAGTCCCGCGGCCGAGTTGTTCCCCCGCTGCAGCCGGAAAACAACCAGGTCATCGTTCCGCAGAACGCCGGCCGTAATGGTCTGCAAAACACCAACCTGCGCACGCAGGAAGAGCGCACCCGCTGGGGCTTCCGCAGTTTCGGGGAGTTCTGCATGTCGGTGAAGGATGCGGCACTGACGCCGTCATCCGTGGACGCGCGGCTGCTCGCCAATGCCGCGGCATCGACGTACGGATCGGAGGGCGTCGGCGCGGATGGTGGCTTTGCGGTTCCGCCGGAGTGGCGCGCGCAGATCATGGAAATGGTCTCGGGCGAGGATTCGATCCTGTCGCTGACCGACCAGCAACAATGCAGCGGGAACAGCATCACGTTCCCGGTCGATGAGACAACCGCGTGGCAGACGACCGGCGGGGTCCAGGCGTACTGGGACAGCGAGGCGGCGACGATGGCGCAGTCGAAGCCGTTGCTCAAGGACCTGACCGCGAAGCTCTCCCGCATCACGGCGCTGGTCCCGATGACGGACGAGTTGCTCGAGGATGCCGCGGCAATGGGCGGGTACGTCGGCAAGAAGGCCGGCGAGAAAATCGACTTCAAGGTCACCGATGCGATCTTGAACGGAACCGGCGTCGGCCAGCCGCTCGGCATCATGAACGCACCTTGCCGCGTATCGGTTGCCAAGGAAGCGTCGCAGGTAGCCGCGACTTTCCATGCCAACAACGTGGCCAAGATGATGGCGCGCCTGCCGTCGAAATCGTTCGGCCGCAGCGTGTGGTTCATCAACCAGGACGTCCTCCCGCAGGTCTTCCAGCTCGGCTTCCCGGTCACTACCGCCGCGGGCACAGCGGCCGGCGCGGGCGCCCTCTACCTGCCCCCGAACGGCCTGGCCAACTCGCCGGCGTTCGGCACGCTCCTGGGCCGCCCGATCGTCGTGACGGAGGCCTGCGCGACGCTCGGGACAGTGGGCGATGTGGTCCTGGCCGACATGTCGAAGTACCTCACCGTCGTGAAGGCGAGTGGCGTCAAGTCGGACGTGTCGATGCACCTCTGGTTCGACCAGAACCTCACGGCGTTCCGCTTCGTGCTGCGGATCAACGGTCAGCCCTGGCTCTCGGCGCCGATCGCCCGCAAGAGCGGCACCAACACGCTGTCGCACTTCGTGACGCTCGACACGCGCATCTAATCGTCGCTCGACACGCGCATCTAATCCGACATTTTCAAAGGAGAATCAGACATGACCATTGGACTCAACGCTCGTCTCGACGAGCAGGCTTTTTTCGTACAGGCGGCAGCCGATCTGCTGTTGACCACCGCCATCGGCGACACGAAATACGTGTCGCTGAAGAACTACCGCAAAGTTTGCATCATCATCGACATCGCCAACGGCACCAGCGTAACCGGGGCCATCATCACGCTGAAGCAGGCGCAGGCGGTGGCGGGTACGGGCGAGAAGGCGCTCGCCTTTACCCGGATGCTCGCCAACATCGACACCGGTGCGTCGGCGACGATGGTGGAGACAGCGGTCGCGTCCAACACCTTCACCACGGACACGACCAACTCCAAGAAACTCCGCTACATCCTCGATGTCGATTCCGACTCTCTGGATGTGGCAAACGGTTTCGACTGCCTCCGTGTCGACGCCACGGCTCACGCGGCCACAAGTTCGCTCGGCGCGAACGTGTCGTACATCCTGTATGGCGCGAGATACAGCGGCGCGAGCCCGATAGCCGACTAAGCCTCTGAAGTAAAAACGGGATGGGCTGGCACAACGCCAGCCCATTCCTTTTTTCTGAAGCACCCCGTCAAGGAGCAGATCAATGGCTCGGCCTCACGTGTTTATGGTTGGTGCAGAGAGCTTCTCGGCGCAGGTTGCCGTTATCCGCCCAGCCAATGCGACCCCCTACACCGCCCTTGACGTTGTCGGCGGTGCTTTTGAACTCCCGTTGATGGGTCCGAGCGCAGAGCACATCAAAATCAATTCGAGCCTTCTCAGAATCGACGTTGCAGCGGTCCCGGCCGGGATGACCACGTTCCGCCTGCACCTCTACAGCGTAACGCCGCCCTCGGCCATCGCCGACAACGCCGCGTTCGATCTGCCGGTCGGGGATCGGGCAAGTTATCTCGGCTATTGCGACCTCGGGACTCCGGTGGATCTCGGGGCAACGCTCAGCGTTCAGGCGGATTTTCTCAGGCAAGTCAAGCTCGCCGGGACGAGCCTGTTTGCTTACCTGGTGACCACGGGCGGTTTCACTCCGGCCGGAAATAGCGAGGTCTACAACGTGGGCCTGTACGCGGTAGCGCTGTGAGCCAGATCAACGTCCAGCTCGAACGGGCGATCAACCCGGCGCAGCAGGATCTGCTGCTCACGTTTGCGCGAGTGGAGACGTCTGCACAACCGAACGCCGGTGACGGGTCCGATTCGGATCCCGTTCCGCAAGGCGCGGCGGACGCGCCGCCGGCGCCGGGGCAGCCAAGGGCCGCGACGAGACAGCCGCCGCGGCGCCGCGGCGGGTTCGTGAAGAACTGGTGAGAGGGCGACATGGCAAACGGTGAACAGATCGAAGCCGCAGCGGCACTCGGCGCGGCGGGGGTGGACGTGGAGCTGCGTGCGCGGATGTGCAGCGCGGAGTTGAAGGCGGTGCTGGAGAAATACGGACTGGCGATCGGGTTCAAGCGAACCGAGCAGATCATGCCTGGAGGGGCAACTTCGGTGCAGGTCGAATTCCTTTTCACACCTGCGCCCCGCGCGCCATCCAACTGACATGGACGACCCCTCGACCTACTACACGCCGCTGCGGATGAGGCGGCCGTTCGCGCCGGGGGCGGTGGTTGGGGGTGGAGGCGGTAGTCCAGTTACTTTCACCGTCCTTGCACACGGCACGGCGAATATTGGCGCGTCGAGTTTTCCGACTGTATCTGTCGCACCGGAATCGAACAAGCCCATCTATTGTTTTTTTGGGTACACCTTCAACGGCGGCCCGCCAGCGGGTGACTGCTTTGCAGTTGCTGGCAACGGCCTGACGTGGGATAGGATCGACGAGCAGATTCTAGGAACCGGCCGCTGGGTAGCTGGAGCGTTTCGATCGCTCGGAGCGTCGCCAACTCCCGGAGTGATAACAATCTCGGAGACGGATGCTGGGGATGGACTGTTCTTAACCGGGGTTTACGCAATCGTTCAGGCTAATGACGCTGATCCTTCCGGGACGAACGGCTCTGGAGCAACTGGGGCGCCGGGAGCGAATTCGACTGATAGTGATACCGCGCTGGGTTTGACGATTCCGGGAAGTCCTGGACCGAATGACGCAACGTTGGCATTTTTCGTTCTTGAGGACGGGGCGACTGGAATAACTGCTGATGCGTTGTGGACGCACCTTTTTACTCCCGACAACGCGGGTGACATGAGTGGCGCTGCTGATTGGAGTTCCGGTGCAGACCTCACTCCGACGTTGACGTGGACCAACCCGAAGCGCGCTGCTGGCATCGGCTTCATCGTAAAGGCTGCGTAATGGCCCGTATCTTCTCCCAGTCGTTCATCGGCGTTGAATGGACGTGGAGCGCCGGCGACCCTACGCCTCCCTACAGCGGGATGCAGCAGAATGGGTCTGGAAGTGACGCATACGAGGCTTCCATACTGGCGCGAGCAAGTTACCCAACGAATCTTGGGGGTGCTGGCGGCAACGGCATAATGCACGAGCTTGACGATGGCGACAATCAAGGAACGCACTCATTCAGGTATGTTCACGCCAACAGAAGTGAAATCTGGATGCGGTTTTACCACAAGATCACCGCAGGGGTAACGATAACCCAATACACCAAGACGTTGGATTTGGACGAGGCGGCAGACAGAATTATCTTCGGAATTCAGAACAACGCGTGGGGCTTCTGGCAAGCTAGTGGCTCTCCGACTTTTCCTTTTACCAGCACGTTCACTTGGGCCGATCTTTTCGGTGGTAGCGGGAGTGATGGTCAGTGGCATTGTTTTGAGATTCACCTGAAGCAGGGGGCTGGTAACGGCATTTGTGAAATCTGGTTTGACAACGTGCTTGTTGGCTCCACCACTACGGCTACGCTAAACGGCTCGTCGGGCTTTAGTGGGGGACGATTCTACACAAACCAGTTCATAGGTGGCCCCGGTGGCCCGTATGAAGTACACATTGACGAAATAGAGGTCGACGACGCTTTGCGCGTCGGCCCGCTCGGTGGTGGCGGCGGAGGCGTGGTAGTTGTTTCGCGTCCGCCGGCTGCCACCCGCATGATCGGCCTGGTGCCGATGGGGATGAGATGAACATTCAGCAATTCATGGATCGCCATGGACCGCAGACGCACGTTACCGAGTCCTACGTGTCGTCGCCGCCGGCCTTGACGATCACTGACGAGCGCGGGGATCTGTGGTGCCTGGGGTTCAACGGCGGGCGCGTGCAGGGCGGTGAGTTTTCTTATGGCGTGCTGCGCAACGGCGTGGATACCGGAGAGATGGCGAACCGCATCGAGCGCCGCGGTGGGCGCATCAGAATTTTTACGTCTGACGGATGGAAACGCTGGACGGGCGCGGCATTCGTGTGATGGCCCCCGAAACGATCACATTACACGAAACGCTGATCCGCCTTATGAAAGGCGTGATCAGCGCGTGGGAGAAATGGCTGGAGGCTCAAAAGCAGAAGTAATTTTTCAACATTCACCAAGCTCGCGCCCCGCCGCGCTGCACCCGCAGCCCCGCATGGCACATGCCTCCTTGGGCTCACCTCAAGGAGACATTCATGTCCATGCAATATTCAGTAGTAGGTAATGGCGTTACCCCGACGGCCGCGGCTTGCACGCTCGCCTTCATCAACCCCGGCGCCTCGCGCTCGCTCGCATTCCTGCGTGCCTGGGCTGGCCAGGCCGTCAACGCCACCTCGGCGCAACAGCGGATTCAGTTGAACACGCAGGTAACTGCGTTCCCGACGCTGACCACGTTCACTCCGCTACCCACGACGCTGTCCGATCCGGCGTCCGTCATCACTGGCGGCACTGCGGGCGCGGCGGGAACTGCCGGCATCAACGCCACGGCGGAAGGCGCGGGCGGCAAGACGGTTATCTATCCTGACGCGTTCAACGTGCTGAACGGCTGGCTGTGGATCCCGACGCCCAAGGATGTGATCGTGCTCAACGCGAGCGCGGCGCAGGGCTTCGGGCTGCACGTGCCGGTGGCGGTATCGCCGGCTGGCGCTTGGTCATGGGGCGTGACGTTCGAGCAGCTCGGTTAACAGTTATCCGGTTGTTGTAGGTGCTTCCACCGGCGGAATGGTTCGCCGGTGGAAGATTCATTGAGGCGATGACATGAGAGACGGCGTTCTGTTCCACACCAAGGGGCTCAAGCACGTCCCCTCTGGCCAGTTGGAGCGATGGTATGGCGTCGAGGCCATGAAGCGCGTCAGCGGTGCGATGCGCGAGTTTCCTTTCCCTGCGCCCTTGCTGGACTGTCCTGGGAGTGTGTGGGCGATGCCCGGCGGGGATTTCATCGGGAGCCTCAAGTGCGGCAGTGAAATGTCCGCGATCGACAGAGCGGTGGATATCCTGCGTCGCCAACGTGCTGCTGCCATTGCGCGAGGCGGGTCGCAACACGGAAGGCTGAACGCCTTCGCCAGCCTCGATGCGTTGATCGCCGCGGTGAGTGGCGGCAAGGCGCAGTATTTGAACTTCGCCAAGACCGGGGTTGCTTCGTCCGCGATCGGCGGCAGCATGGATTTGTGGACCCGAGGCACTGTTCCCGCTGCGGGGGCTGCCGGTGGAGCACTCCCGGGTGGGACGAGCCCGACGAACGCGACGACTGGAAACTGGGGATTTGTAAACCCGGCGAACGCCAACACCGGCCACTACCTTGCCATCGAGGTTTCGGCATCGGTCATCAACAACACGCTGGGGATTATCGACCGTCTTTTCGCAGCGGCCGTCAATCCAAACTCCACGGCAACGCAGGCCGTGACTGGCACGTTCTCGCGCTACCAGTCCGGAACCGGAACCGCTGCGGATTACATCGGCGGCAACTTCGCTTTCCCGAGCAACCCGACAACGGTTCTGGCGGCTACCGGCCATAACTGGACGGTGTGCCAATACACCGACCAAGGCAGCAACGCCGCACAGTCGTTCCCATCGACCGCGGGAATCAGCGCATGCCCGGTCGGACAGATCGATCTCGTCGTGGGGCAGAATTCGTGGTTCATGCCATTCGCTTCCGGAGACACGGGGGTCAAGGCGTTGACGCAAGTGCAGTCGAGCGCGGCAGTAGCGACGGGAACGATGGACTGGGTGGTGGCGCATCTGATCGGCCTGATCGGCTGCCCGGTGGCGAACTTGGTCTGCGTTGGTGACGCTCTCTATACCGCGATGCAGTTGACCAGCATTTTCGATAACGCCTGCCTCTCAGCCATCGAAATGCCGAAGCCAGCAACGACCGCGACCAGCTACTCCGGACGGGTATCCATCGTTGCGGAGTAAAAAATGGGGAATTATATACTTGACTCCCATAGCGGAATCAGCGGGTTATGAATAGCCCGGTCGTGATCGGAAATGCGACGCTGTATCTCGGTGATTGCGTGGAATTTATGCGCGGTTTGCCTGATGGCGCTTTCGATTTGGCGATCGTCGATCCGCCGTATGCCGTGGGTGCCAGCGATGGCAGCTTTGGGCGCGGCGGCGCGAAGGCCATTGCTAACACAAGCGCAGCGGCGGCTGGCTATCGGCGCGAAATGAAGCACTACTCCAACAGCGACAAGGTTCCAGATCAGGAATATTTCGACCACCTGTTCCGCGTGTCAAAAAATCAGATCATTTGGGGGGCGAATTACTATCCGAAATTCCTGCGGCATAGCGGATGGGTGATTTGGGACAAGATCAAGACTGATGGGCTGCTCTCGGAGGCAGAATTGGCTTTCCAGTCGATCGATAAGGTGGTGAAGATATTCCGGTTTCAGTGGGAAGGATTCAAAAAGGGTGTTGGCAGCTTCGAGCCGACACTTTCCAAGACCATCCATCCGAATCAGAAGCCGGTGCGCCTGTATGAGTGGCTGCTGACTACCTACGCGAAGCCGGGGCAGACCATTCTCGATACCCACCTCGGCAGCGGGTCAACGGCCATAGCGACTAACGAGCTAGGGTTCAGTCTTACCGGGTGCGAACTTGACCCCGAGTATTACACCGGAGCAATTCAGCGAGTCACGGATGCTCAGATGCAAGCCCGGATGTTCGCGTGATGAAGCCCACTAGCCAAGCCGTTGAATCGGTTAGTGGAGTTAAGTATATAAGTCCCAAAAAATGAGCAATAGGGCCGGCTGGTTCCTGAGAACAGGCAAGCTTACCGAGGTTGCCAGATCACTACGGCTGACGCCGAAAGGGGATACAGCCAATCAGCCGCCATTCCTTGCGCGTGCGGCAGATGTTGCTATAGAGACGGTGCCGTTCTCGCGCAAGTGGATGCCAACGGTCCTCGCAGCGTGGGCCGTCGCGCCGATTTTGCTGTGGACGAACGGGTTCACGATACCTGAAGCCGCAGCGGTCGATGCGCCCCCGGTCCAGAGCAGGGGCTGGATATATCAGGTAAGGGAATCCTGGGAACTGCCCGTTCCGCCGCAGCAGGCGCGGCGCTTCGTGCCGCAGGGTGCCGTAGCCGCTGGCAAGACGCCTTACGCGCGCACGGCGCTCAACAACTCGCTCGCGGCGTGGGAGGTTGGACAGCCTCCGATCCAGAAGCGGTACGGGCAGATCGTATCGGTTGACGACCCGGTCTTCGGCCAGCGGTCGGTCCCGGAGGCAGTAAGGCAGGCGTGGCAGCCTGATACGTGGGAAGCTCAAGCCGCGCGCCACACGCCGCTCGCGACGGCAGCAGCAGCGGCAGACCAACCGCCAGGCAGTCGAGCGTGGATTACCCGTGCCGTCGCGTCTTGGACGCAAGACCCGGTACTCATCTGGCAAAACGGCTTTCTCGCGCAGGACGGTGTAGTTGCCGATAGTCCGATCGGACTCAGGGCGTGGTTCGCAACCGTCCGCCAGGCGTGGGAGCCTGAAGCGTATCCGCCGCAGGGGTGGAAGCACTTAGTCCAGGCAGCGGCGGCGGCAGTCAACGACCCGCCGTTCGGGTTGCGTGCATGGTTCTCGACGGTCAGAAATGCGTGGGAACCCGCCCCGTATTCGATACAGGTCACAGAGAAAGCCGTCCAGCCAGCGGCGGTCGTATCCGAGCAGCCGTTCGGCAAGCGCGAACGGCTCTCTGGCCTCATAGCAGCGTGGGAGCAGACGCTCGTACCGCTGTGGGGCGCTGCCGGTGTCCAGTCTCCAGACAACCCGATATTCAGCGGCAGGCCGTGGCTCGCGGTCACGCTGAGAGCCTGGGAGCCGGAGTGGATTAGGCCGCAGGTCGGGCGGCGCCTAGCCCAACCGACGGCTGTCGCCCAGGACAGCCCGCCGGTCAGCGATCGGCCGTGGCTGGACACGATTACCCGGGCGTGGGAGCCCGCGCCGTATCCGCCGCAGGGCTGGCGGCACCTCGTCCAGCCGCCGGTGGTCGCGGCGGACAACCCGCCGTTCGGGTTGAGGCCGTGGCTCGTCACCATCCGGCAGTCGTGGGAACCGGAGTGGATCCGGTCGCAGACGGGGCGGGTTCCAGTCCAGGCTGGGGCGCCGGCGGTAGAAAAAACGCCGTATGCCCGGCCGTGGATCGAGACCATCCGCGGCGCATGGGAACCGTGGACGATCACGGCCCAGGGCCGGCGCTACGTCGTTCAGAAATCGGCGGCGGCTACGACCCCGCCGCACGCTCGACCGTGGCTCGCGACCGTCCGCAGCGCGTGGGAGTCCGGGACGATCATCGTCCAGGGGCGGCGCACCGTAGTCCAGCCGACGGTGGTCGCGGCGGACAACCCGCCGTTCGGCTTGCGTCCGTGGCTCGCGAGCGTTCGGCAGTCGTGGGAACCGGAGTGGGGCCGCCCACAGACGGGGCGGGTTGTAGTCCATGCCGGCACGATGATTCCGGTGATTATCTCCCGGCCATCGAGCCGCACCGTTGCACAAGGTTCCGACGGCAGTCGCTCCGGCGGGCAGATTGGCCGCAGGCCGGGGCAGACTTCAAAAGGGCGCAGGACATGACCTTACGACTGATCACCGCGCCGGCTGTCGAGCCCGTGACCGCGCTCGAGGTAATGCAATGGAGCAGGATCGACGCCTCCGTCGAGGTCCCCGATCCGGTCGCCGCGATACTGGCGATGCTGATCCCGGCGGCGCGCAAGGTTGCCGAAAATATCACCGGTCGCGGGTTGATCACGCAGACCTGGGAGCGTGTGTACGACAAATTCCCTGGCAACGAAATCGAGATCGGCATGCTGCCGATCCAGTCCATCACGTCGCTGAAATACTACGACAGCGCGGGTGACCTGCAAACGATGGATACCGCCGACTACGTGCTCGACGCGGACACACTCCCCGGATGGGTCTTGCCTGCCTACGGTTTCTCATGGCCATCGACTTTCGACATGGCGCAGGCCGTCATCATCCGTTTCGTCGCTGGCTACGGGGGGGCTGGATCCGACGTCCCGTCCGAAATCCGGATGTGGATCAGCGCGCAGTGTGCCGCCGCGTATGACAATCCGTCCGGGTTGATGGACGGAAAGGCGGCGTGCCTGCCGTTCATCGATGGGCTGCTCGATGCCTACCGGCTGAGGTGGCTGTGACCACGCCCTGGGCAGTCCCGGCGGAGATGTGGAAGGGCGCAACCGTCGCTATTCTCGGCGCCGGCCCCGACATGACGAAGGAGCTGGCCGAATCGGCCCGCGGCCACAAGACCATCGCCGTTAATCGCGCCGTCAAGTTCGCGCCGTGGGCCGATATGTTCGTCGCCCTCGACCCGCGCCATCCGTTCTATGCGGACCCCGGGGACTTCAAGGGTCTGCGGATCTGTGGAGTCGAGTGCGAGCTCGACGCACTGTATCCGGGGATGCTGTACGAGACGGTGACCATCGGGCCGGGCCACACAATCGAGATCCGCAACAACGCCCTGGCCGCGATTCGCATTGCCGAGCGCGCCGGTGCCGCGAAGATACTGCTGCTCGGCTTCGATCCGGAGCGCTACGAAGAAATTCACAAAGCAACGGGCTTTTACGGGCTGGTGCAGGGTCTGGATCAGATCACCGCCGAGCTGCGCGCGAAGGGCATCGAGATCGAGCGGGTGGATTCGGTTAAGGCGGAATCGCCGGCACCGAAGCGGCGCGGCAAATGAACATCGGAAATCTGGACCGCCGGGTCACCATCGAATACCCGGTCGCCGGGCAGGATGCCAATTCCGGGAGGCCGGTGATCACCTGGGCGGTCCTGGCTACGGTGTGGGCAAACGTGCAGGACGTGATGCCGTCGCGGTCCGAGGGCGTCAAGCAGGGGCTCGTCGTGGCGCGCAACCAGGTCCGCATCCGCTACCGCTGGCGCGATGACGTGACCTCGGCCATGCGCATGACCGTGGCCGGGTCGCCCGATCGAGTGCTGCAGATCATCGCGGGCCCGGCGGCGATTGGCAGCCGGAACTCGTACTGCGAAGTCATGTGTGAATCGGTGTCGTCGTAATGGCTGAGATCCACGTGAGTGGCCTGGCTGCTCTCCAGAAGTTTCTGGACGATCTCCCGGTGAAGATAGAGAAAAACATTCTGCGGTCTGCGTTGCGCAAGGGCGCCGTGGTCATCATGGCGGAGGCGAAACAACGCTGTCCTGTCGGCCTGCCGACCAACGAGGCAGTCAAGAAGTACGGCGGCTATCCGGGCGCGCTGCGCGACAGCATCAGGGTAGGCACCAATTACAGAGCCGGACGCGTGACGGCGAGCGTCAAGGCGGGCGGCAAGACAAAAAAGCAGGGGGATGCGTATTACGCGCACATGGTGGAATTCGGCACCAGGGCGCACGTCATCAAAACCGTGACTCGTAAAGGATCCCTGGTGATTGGCGGACGGTTTGTGGGTCGGTCCGTGCAGCACCCGGGCGCGAGGCCGAGGCCGTTCATGCGGCCGAGCCTTGATGGAAAAGCGCAAGAGGCCGTGATTGCGGTCGGAGAACAGATGAAGGTGCGGCTCACGAAAGAGGGGATTGATACCGCCGACATCGTCATCGAGGGGGACGAGTGAGCGGCGTTTACGTCATCCGCGCCCTTCTGGCAAACGCCGCAGCGGTTACGTCTGTCGTCCCCGCCACGCGCATCATGGCCGGGGACCTGCCGCTGAACACAGTCTTGCCCGCCATTGCTGTGACGCAGATCAGCAGCGTGCCGATGAACCTGCTGAAGATCAACGACTCACCGAAGATGCACACCGATCGCGTGCAGGTCACGGTGCTGTTCAAGGGGTCTGAGGGCACACCGTCCGGTACCGGTTACGAAGGAGCCAAGGCGCTGCTGAAGCTCGTGCTGGCGGCATGCCCGAGCCAGCGCGGGACGGTGAACGGGTTCGCGGTAGACAGCATCATCCCCGACATCGAGGGCCCGGACCTGGAGGCTGACGACACCGCGATTTATTCGCAGAGCCGCGATTTCATCGTAAAATGGAGCGCATGACAGAGGAGTTTTCCATCTACGTTAACAGCCGTCTTAATACTGGCGAGCCGTTCTACGTTGGCAAGGGACGATGGGGCCGTGTGCTAACCCGGTTCGGCAGGTCCGCGCATTGGAAGAGGATCGTCGCGAAGGACGGCGGGCGGTACGTCAACGTCATTGCCAAGACCACCGACGAGGAGTGGGCGTTTTTTGTCGAGTGCGAGTTGATAGACAAGTACCGTCGCCTTGGCGTTGCGCTGATAAATAAGACGCTCGGCGGCGAGGGCATGAGCGGGTATCGGATGACGCCCGAGCAGATCGCTAATCAGGCGAGGGCGAAGCTCGGAAACACATGGAACATTGGGCGCAAAGACTCAGAGGAAACGCGTGCAAGAAAGCGCGCAGCGCAACAAGCAAGAACGGTGTGGCCCAATCTCACAGAGGAACACAAGAAAAAAATAGGTCTTGCGTCGCGGGGGAACAAATACAACCTTGGAAAGAAAGCGTCAGAGGCCACTCGCGCACTGCTGTCTGCGCAGAGGAAGGGGAAGCAATTTACTCTCGGACATAAGCTCACTGATGAGCACAAGGCAAAAGTGTCCGCCGGGCTGAAAGCGTTTTACGAAAATCGTAAGGCGACAAAAACTTAGTTCCACTTCATAGAGCACCACCAACGAGCCGCGTGAGCGGCTTTTTTATTGCCCGATCTCGGGATTTTTTAAAAGGAATCACACTATGCCCGCACATTCCGCGGTCGCGTCACATACGGACGCCATCTACGCCATTTCCGCCGGCCTCCCGGCGACCTACGACGCCGCGGGCTACGCCGCGACCACGATCACTTACACCGTCATCGGCAAGGTGTCCGACTTTCTGCCCTACGGCAGCAAGCGCTCGGTGAACGAATTCGTGCCGATCACCGGCGCGGTCGAGTTCACCAAGGGCGCGCCGCGCTACGGCCAGGGCGACATGATGATGGGGGATGTTCCCGCCGACGCCGGCCAGGTGATCCTCAAGGCGGCGGAACTGTCCTCCAACCACTACAGCCTCAAGATCACCTACCCGGACAGTGAGACCCACTACCTCGACGTGATCAACGCCGGGTGGGTGCTGTCCGGCGGCAAGGAAGGCGCCCCCATGATCCGCACCGCGACACTCGGCATCTGCAGGGCGCCGGTCATCGTCGCGGCGGTCTAAATTCAGCGGGCCCTGGCCCGCGCAACCCGTACCGGACCCGGCCCGATGTCTTCCACTCGCGTGGAAGCTCGGGCTGGGCACCGGGCACATCTTCACGCGAGAGGACAACCATGAACTTCGATGTATCAGCCTATGAGCTTGAGGAAACAGCCATCCACACCGTGCAGAACGCCAAGGGCGACGATGACCTGATCGGGGCCGACGGTGTCAACCCGGTGACCATCGAGCTCTACGGCTCTGGCAGCCGGCAGATGGTCAAGGCGCTGCACAAGGCGGGGCAGCAGTTGCAGTTGCGCATGCAGGCTCTGCTGCGCGGCAAAGTGGACAAGAAAGCCGGCGAGGCGGCAGAGGCGGAAATGGTCGAGAAGCTGGTCGCGTGCACGAAGGCGATCCACAACTTTCCGATCGAGCCGGCGGCGCTGTATGGCAACCCGAAGCTCGGCTACATCACCAAGGGCGTGATCAAGTTCCTGGAGGATGACGCAAATTTCAGCAAGCCCGTTTCGACAGCCTCGCCGTCTACGTCCGGCAACTTGCCTGGCTGAACGCAACGCCGGAACGGGCGATAGACGACCAGTCAAAAGCGCCGCGGATTTCTCGCCTTGACCGGCTGCGGATGGTTTGGGTTCCCGAGTGGGAAGGGTGGGTGTCCGAAGCGACCGTAGAGGCGCTGCGCGCGGTTTACATGCCGGACATGCCTCCGCTCGAGGGGGACAACCAGTTGATTTCCCGGCTGCTCGAAATAGGCCCCAGCATGGGGTGCGATCCGATCAGCCATCAGGAAATAGTGGCGTGGCAGGAACTCACCGGAATCGAGCTGCAGCCCTGCGAGGTTCGTTTTCTGCGGCTCTTGTCTCACGAGTACCTGGCTGAATCACACCGGGCGCTGAAGCATGACTGTCCGGCGCCGTGGCGGCCTGTCGATGCCGACGAGACGCCGCTGCCAGGCAACACGCAGTTAGCGCTCCGCACGCTCGCAAAACTCTGAAGGACTGAACAATGGCCCTTGCCGGCGCACTCGAAATCCAGATTTCCGCCGGGATTGCGCGGATCACCGACGACCTGGCGAAGATCAACAGCACCGTCGGGCGGTCCATGAAGGGCGTCGAGTCCGCAGTCGCGTCCGCCAAGGCCGCGCTCGGCGCGCTCGGGATCGGGCTGGGCGTTGGCTATTTCACAACACTCATCAAGGGGTCCATCGACGCGATGGATCGTCTGCGCGACCTTTCGCTGACAACGAATATCACCGTCGAGCACCTCGCCGGGCTTCAGTTGGCGTCGAGGCAGGCCGGCGGCGACCTGGACAGCATCGCGGCGTCGATCAACAAGCTCAGCGTCAACATGGGCAAGGACGCGGAGAAGTTCAAGGCGCTCGGCGTTTCCGCGAAAGACCCGCTCGAAGCCTTCAAGCAGCTCTCGGATATTTACGTCAAGCTGGAAGACCCGCAGCAGCGTGCGGCGGTGATGGCTGCGGCACTCGGAAAGTCCTGGGCCGGTGCGGCGCCGCTGCTCGCGGAGGGCAGCGCAAAGATTCAGGAGATGGTCGACAAGGGCGCCCAACTCTCCGGCATGACCAAGGAGGCGTCGGAGCAGGCCGACAAATTCAACGACAAGATGGCCGAGATGAACGTGACGCTGGGGGCGACACGGACCAAGCTGGTCGGCGACATGCTGCCGGGGATGAACGAGATCGCGCTGGCGATGCAGGAGGCGGCGAAAGAGGGCGGGCTGCTGCTGACGATATGGGTCGGGCTGGGCGGCGTGATGGCGAACCTGCTCGGCATGACTGAAGCCGCAAGGACGAGAGATCGCCTCATCGAGATTAACGAACAGCTTGCCATTGCGACAAAGCAATTGCAGGCCGGTTCGCTCAACCCGGCCGGCGCAGCAAAAAGTTTCTGGTCGTTCCTGATACCGGACGTGAAGCTGAAAGACGAGGCCGTGGCTCGTCTGCGCGAAACGATTGACGCGCTTGAAGCGGAAAAACTGCGACTGACGCCGGTGACACCCGCAGGACCGGGTGGCGTGGACCCCCGCGCGGCGGCTGAAGCCGCGGCGAGAGCAGCGCAATTCCTTCGCGATCAGGCGGCCGCTGACGCGGCCGCAGCGCGCGCTGCGGCCGTTGCCGAGAAGGAAGCGTTGAATTTCGCCCTGGCGGAAGGGGCGGGTGAGGAATACAGGATCCAGCAGGAGGCGAAGGCACTATCCATTGAATTCAATAAAAAGGAAGAAGAACTGGCGGCGTTGCAAACCGCAGAAGACCTGCGGATCCAGATCCTGATCGACACATACGACCGAGAGCAGCAGGAAGCGATCGCGCACGGCGCCGAGCTGATCGCTATCGACAAGGCGATCAGCGAAGGCAAGAAAAGAGAAAAGGATGAACAGCTCGCAAACGCTCAACAATTCCTGGGCAACCTGGCCGGCCTGATGAACAGCAGCTCCAGAAAGGCGTTCGAGGTCGGCAAGGTGGCGGCCCTGGCGCAGGCGGGCATAGCTGGCGCTCTCGCGGTTATGGAGGCGTGGCGGGCAGGCATGTCCACCGCAGGCCCGTGGGCGCCGTTTGTGGCGGCTGCTTACGCGGCAGCGGCGGCGGCCAATGCGATCAACCTGATGAACAACATCCGCAAGCAGCAGTTCGGCGGCAGCGGCGGCGGCATTGCGTCGCCGGTGTTCAGCGCGCAGCCGGGGACCAGCATCCCGAGCGGGGGGGCGGGGCAAAGTCAGCGCGACTCGCAAGGATCTCAGGTCGTGGTGAACGTGAACGTGCAGGGGAACATCCTCGGCAACCAGCAGTTCGTCGATGACATTCTGCTCCCCGGCATCCGCGACGCGGTGGACAACCGCGACTTCATCCTGATCGGCGACAACTCCCGCCAGGCGGCGAACCTCGCGACATGAGCGTCTTCACCTACACCGCGCTGCGGGAGATCGAGCCGACCGGCTATACCAAGGCGGCTTCCGACATCTCGGTCGCGGCGGCGGACGATTCGTTCAACCAGGTGGCTGCCGGACTGCTCGGCATCCTGGACGATCAATGGTTTCTGGTCGCGGGCTATGCCAACGCCGTAAACAACGGCTGGTTCCAGGCGAACGGCAACTCCACCACTACCAAGATCACGCAGGACCTGACCACCAGCCTGGTGACGGAGGCGGTGGGGCCGGCGGTGACCATCGTCGGCTACTACCGCGGCCTCGGCGAGAGCTACAGCCTCGAAATCGGGGTGCGGAGCGACCGCAGCGCCAAGGTCAACCGTAACGTGCAACAGCCGCTCGGCGGCGGTGCGCCGGAGGTGCTGCTGCACCGGCGCGATACCGTCATCGCGGTCACGACCGGCTATATCACCGAGGCGCAGATTGCGCAGTGGCGGGAATTCCTGGCATCCGTCGAGGGTGGCGAGACGTTCACGATCGACCTGTTGGGGACCGTTGCGG